GAATGAAAGGTATAAATAAAAAACGATTAAGAAAAGAAAATGCGATTAATCGTCTTGAAAAAACGATTACAGAGCATGAAGCGAATGCTGAATTGACAAAACGAATTCTGGAAGATAAAAAACTTACCAAGACTTCTGAGGAAATTGAAAAACTTCGCAAGAAGAAAATTGAAAGAGCCAAAACTACTCTGGAAAATACTAAGAGAATGTTGAACGCTTGACAAACGATATATATATGATATAATAATAAAAAGGGTGAACATAAGGTGACGGCCTTTGGGAATACAGATAACAATCTTGTCGAGAGCCGAGATAGTCTGACAGTTCACGGGCGGTGCCGAGGCTACCCACTTGGTAACAAATGGGGGTCACATCTCGCATACCAGCGAGGGTTCTGGTTCGGAGGGATAAAGCTAACGGAAGTTCGTTCCCCGATGTTGTAGGTAAGCCGATTCCTACTTCCCACCTCACCCTTTTTCTTTACTTAATGACTTTGATGAAAGAGTATAATGGAAATAGAAGTAAAAATTGAAGAGTTACGCAAAAAGAAAATATTCTGTGCAACTCCAATGTATGGTGGTATGTGTCACGGAATGTACACAAAATCCACAGCAGACCTTGCAACCATTGCCACTCAGTATGGGATGGATATAAGGTTTTTTTATTTGTTTAATGAAAGTCTCATCACACGTGCTCGTAACTATTTGGTTGACGAGTTCCTACGAAGTCCTTACACTCACCTAATGTTCATTGATAGTGATATACACTTCAATCCGAATGATGTATTGACTCTTGCAGCTCTAGATAAAGAAATCATTGGTGCACCATATCCTAAGAAATGTATTGCTTGGGAGAAGGTGAGGAATGCAGTTGATGCTGGAATGGCTGATGACAATCCAGAAGTTCTTGAGGAATATACAGGTGACTTTGTTTTTAATCCTGCTGCTGGAACTACTGAAATAAAATTGACAGAACCATGTGAAGTATTAGAAATTGGTACAGGATTTATGTTGGTTGCTAGAGAAGTTTTTGAAAAATTCAGAGAGGCTTATCCTCAGTTTTCATATAAACCAGACCACAATAGGTCAGAACATTTTGATGGTTCAAGATATATTCATGCATTTTTTGATACTGTAATTGATTCAGAAAATTTTGCTGGTGAGGGTTCTAGTGGAAGTGACCGCTATCTTTCAGAAGATTATATGTTTTGTCAATTTGTTCGTAAAATTGGTATTAAAACTTGGTTATGCCCTTGGATGAAACTTGGTCATGTTGGTTCATATGTGTTCAATGGTCAAATGGGTGCTCTGGCAAATCTTGATTATGCAGCACATGGAAATGATATGGAGAAAAGACCTAAAATGATTACTCAGGAAGAAGAAGATGCTGTAGAAAAAGAAGCTGGAAAACAACTTCCTAGAGCAGAACGAAGAAGATTGGCACGAGAAAAAAGAAAGAAAGAAAATAAGGTTGACAAATCGAAATAATATGTTATACTAAATTATATAATTTAAACGGAGTATACTATGAAATTAAGTGAACAAACAGTTTCCTTACTCAAGAATTTTGCGAGTATTAATCAGAACATTCAGTTCAAAACAGGAAACAAACTTCAAACTATTTCGGCTCAGAAAAACATTCTGGTAGATGCCGAAATCCCCGAATCTTTTCCAAGTGATTTTGCAATTTATGACCTTAATAAGTTATTAGGTGTAATGTCACTATTTCAAGATCCAGACTTGGATATAAAGGATAAAACAATGAACATTGGTGGGAAGGTAGATTATATGTTTGCCGATTCTTCAATGATTGTTACACCACCAGAAAAGGAACTAGTTTTTCCAGAACCAGAAGTCAAATTTACAATGACTAATGTAGATTTTAATCAAACTATTAAGGCCGCAGCAATGTTGGGATTACCTCATATTTGTGTTAGTGGTGATGGATCTACAATTAGATTAGAGGCAACCGATGTGAATAATTCATCTTCTGATGAATTTAAAACTGAAGTGGGAACTACTTCTGAAACTTTTAGAATGGTTTTCAAAATTGAAAATCTTAAATTGTTTACTGGTGATTATGATGTTGAAATTACCTCTAAAGGAATTTCTAAATTCTCACACACTTCAACTAATCTTCAATATTTTATAGCAACGGAATCTGATTCAACTTTTGGAGGCTAAATGGAACGTGAAGAATTCCTTTGGGTGGAAAAGTATAGACCATCTAAAGTAATTGATTGTGTTCTACCAAGTGATCTAGAGGAAACTTTTTCTGAATACGTTGACAAAAATTCAGTACCGAATTTAATTCTTACAGGTGGCCCAGGCACAGGAAAGACAACTGCTGCAAAGGCTCTTTGTGAGGAAACGAGTACTGATTATTTAATGGTCAATGGTTCAGATGAGGGTCGTAGTATAGATACTGTTAGAACAACTTTAACACAATTTTGTAGTTCGGTTTCTATGACAGGAAATCGTAAGGCTATCATTATGGATGAGGCCGACTACATGAACCCCGATTCGGTTCAACCCGCACTGAGAGGTTTCATTGAAAAATTTGGAAATAATGTTTCTTTTCTTTTTACTTGCAATTATCGTAGTAGGATTATTGATCCCATCCATTCTCGTTGTGCTGTCCTCGATTTTATAATTCCCAATAATGAAAAACCAAAGATTGCGGAACGATATCTTGATAGATGTGAAAAAATATTGGATGGTGAGGGTGTTAAGTATGATAAGAAAGTTTTAATCGAATTGATTATGAAATACTTTCCAGATTTTAGGAGAGTATTAAATGAATTACAAAGATATTCGGTTTCTGGTGAAATTGATACAGGCATCCTGTCTAGTATCAATGAAATAAATCTCAATGAATTAGTTCATAGTCTTAAAGGTAAAAAATTCTCTGAAGTGAGAAAGTGGGCTAATCAAAACATTGACCAAGATACAACCAAGATTTTTCGTAAATTGTATGACAATTTGAGTGGTCAGTTAAAACCACAATCAATTCCTCAGGCGGTATTAATTATCGCAGATTATCAATATAAGTCAGCATTTGTGGCAGACCAAGAAATTAATTTGGTGGCAGGTCTGACTGAGATTATGGTGGAATGTGAATTTAAATGATAGATGTACAGGAATATTTAACTAGTAAAGTTGGTGATCAAGGACTACCAATCCTCAATGAAGAAGAATGGGCATACATCCATAGTGAGATTTCAAGAGATCAATTTCGTGAAGAAATTTCCAAATGGATAGTTACCAATAAGCCTCCCTACCCCCGCAAAATTTCCATACAAGATTCTCAAAAAGCAGACAATAAATTCTTAGACTTATGTACTAAGAATATGGATAAACATATAATTCCAAAGGAACGTACTAAAGATGTTCTTGAGAAATTTGATGATTATCGAAGGCCTTATGAGACTCATGGTTTAGGAGTAATAGATTGTGGTGCAGAATATAATATTGTTTCTGATTATTTTATGTATGAAGAAAGAATGAAATGTGGTAGCACTCACAGTTCTTCACCAATGGAAAAGTGGGTAGATGAAAAACAGTTAGTACCACTTTTCAAATACTTCTATAGAATGGGAAACAAACAGTTACAGTTGGGAACGTATATTGGTGCATTCAGGTTTGGTAGTTATTTGGCTACACAATTCAAACCAACAGTTGCGAAATGTGTTTACACTATGACACAATCTAAGAAAGTATTAGACACTTCATGTGGTTGGGGAGACAGACTTACGGCGTTTTATGCAACACCAAAAGCAGAAGAGTATGTCGGATGTGACCCCAATGGTGATGTCTGGAAAAAGTATCAAGACCTATGTATCCATTTTGAGAAACTGCTTTCAAATGGTACAGAACCAAAACTGACTATAAATGATAATGTCTTTACTTCAGAGGGAGTGAAAAAAGTTACCATCTATAGGTCTGGTGCTGAAGACTTGCCGTGGGATGAACTTAATGATTTTGATTGTACGTTTACTTCACCACCATACTTCGCTACAGAAAGATATGGTGAAGGTGGAGATTTTGAGGATGACCAATCGTGGAAAAAGTTTGGTGAATATGAAAGTTGGAGAGATAGTTTTTTCATTCCAGTTTCAGAAAATTCCTACAAATCACTCAAGGATGGTGGTTACTGTATGATTAACATTTTAGATCCAGTAGTGAAGGGTAAGAGATACCGAGCAGGTGATGATTTGATAGATTATATGGAGGCTAAATACAATGAGAGTTTTATTGGTCAAATTGGAATGAGATATATGCAAAGAGCCAAGAAGTTACCCAAAGAGGAGCTTGACAAATTTATGGCTAAATGTTATATTGAGAACGTATGGGTTTTTCGTAAAGGTGATAAAGGAGTTCCATTGTTTAATCGTGGATTAGAAAGTTTTTTTGTATGAAAGCGTGGCAGAAGGGATACGAGATAGACCACCTCAAGGCGATTGTTAGTGATTGGTCAGATTATAATGAATTTTCGTGCTCACCTTTTTCAGAGGTGAAACCAAATTCAGTAGCATCTGCTCTTGAGAGTGGTCATCTCGAATTCCTAGATGGTAATGATAACTATACTTCTTCTTGGATTGAACATTCAATACAATCTGTCAGGAGAGAAATAACTGCAGGTGGTGATATAGTAATTGGAGTTAAAGAAAAAGGTGATAGAATTATTAAGAGAATTTCTGGTGATGTCTTTCCTCTAGTAAGAAAGATTGAAACTTTCACAGAACCTTGTTGGTTGTTTATTTGGGAAGAATGCGTAAAATCTCAGAACGTAGTAAGTTTTCTTAATCAATCCAAAGTCAGTAATGGTAAGTTCAAAAAGGTTGGAGCTAAAATCTCAAGTTTTGCTGAAATACAGGGAGTATATTTTAAAGATGTGCCTGGGTTTTTTGGTGAAAGAGAACTCCCAAAAGTTTCCGAGTATGAAAAGTTAGCATTAACAAAATTGGACATTGAGAAGACATATCCAGTTGAATCTGCCCTTGTAAGTATAAAAGATAAATTAAAAAATCTTCCAGAATTCACTAATCATTATTCAAATTATAATGCTTCAAAAGATTCTTGGAGTGCTCTTTCATTGAGAGGTTATAGGTCAGATGCTTCTTTTATTACAAAACCAGTTGAGATGAATAAGAAGTGGAAAGAAGAAAATAAAGGCTCTCTTGAATGGGGAATTGAAGATACACCATTACGAAAAGAATTTCCAGAAGTTGAAACTTTATTAAATTTAATGCCTGGTGAAAAACATCGAATTCGTTTTATGAGATTGAAACCAAAGGGTGGTGAATTACGAAGACATACAGACCAAGTAGACCCAGATCAAGGAATTGCTGATGGTAAGTTAGCAAGAATTCACTGGCCGATAGTTACGAATGAAAATGTGATTTTTGAAAATTGGGATTGGGATGCTAAACATCCAGAAATTAATATGAAAGTGGGTGAGGCGTGGTACTTAGATGTAAGAAAACCTCACAGAGCAGTTAATGGTGGTGATGACTATCGAATACATTTAGTAGTCGATGTAGTGTCAAATCCAGAATTGAGAAAGTTGATATGCAAGAGTGGATAAATGGTGATTGTTTTGAAATTCTTCCAACATTAGAAGATAAACTTGCGAATTTGATTTTCACAAGTGTTCCCGATTTAAATGATTTGGGAATGGATAATGATATGGAAGGATATGAAAAGTTTTTGATGACAGCTTTTACCCAATTCAGTAGAATTATTAAAGATGATGGGTTTGTTGCACTTTGTCAAACTGATAGAAAAATGAATGCACAAGTATTCCCAAAACATTGTTTCATAATTGATGCGATGAAATCTTTGGGATTTATCTTGAAAGATTACAAAATAATTGTCAAGAATAGTTTTGACAATAAAGACCAATTTGTGTTTCCATATCAACATTTGTGTGTATTTACACGCAAAGGCACGATTACCAGAAGTGGTGATTGGATGAAACATATTCTGTTATACAAGGTAACAAAAAGTAAAATAGGACCATTTTATGGTTGGAATCCTGAATTTGTAAGATTGGTAATAGGTAGTCTTACTAAGGAAAATCAGTTAGTTATAGACCCATTTTCTGGTTCAGGAATAGTTCCAAAAACAGCAGGAGAAATGAATAGACAATATTTGGGAATAGAAATTGATGAAATATTGTATAAAGAAGTTAGAATGATTCCAGAGTCACCATTATCGGAGTTTTATAATGACTCCGTTTGATTATTTAAAAGCGATTAACGAAACTAAAGAAGATGTTATGCTTACTGAACAAGATGAAAAGAAATATTCATCTTTTATAGTAAATCGAGGTCTATCATTTTTCATGGACACAATTTTCCAAGTCAATGAAATGAATAGAAATCATCAATTAGAATCGCGTTTACAGTTTGCTTATCTACTAAATAGTATCAGAAAGAAGAAAAGGTATAGTAAATGGTTGAAGCCTGAAAAACTTGGCGATTTAGATATCGTTAAAGAGTATTATGGATTTGGAAATGAGAAGGCCAAGGATGCTCTGAAGGTGCTTAGTGAGGATCAACTTGGCTATATCAGAAACAAATTGAATCAAGGTGGAGTGGAAAAATGACTGTATCTATAGAGACAATGGTTGAATGCACTCTGGAAAATCCAGATGATTTTCTGAAAGTGCGTGAGACACTAACCAGAATCGGTGTCGCATCCCGCAAAGATAAGACTTTATATCAATCCTGCCATATCCTTCATAAACAAGGAAGATATTATATTGTACATTTCAAAGAATTATTTGCATTAGATGGGAAACCTACAAATTTTTCTGAAAATGATCAAGCACGAAGAAATACCATCGCTAATCTTTTAGCAGAATGGGGATTAATTAAACTAGTAGATCCAGATGAAATTTCAGAAGTAGTAGTACCTCTAAATCAATTAAAGATTTTAGCTTTTAAAGAAAAAGACCAATGGAATCTAACGGCTAAATATAATATAGGAAGTAAAAAGATTGAAGAAGATTACGAAGAGTGAAAATTAACCAATAATATGAGTATTTGAAAAGGAAATTATGAGCAAGTTATCTTTAAATTATTACAAAGACAACCCAAAAGCTAAAGACCCCATTTTCGCAACGAAGGGGTCAGCATGTTTTGATCTTCATGCGTGTTTTGATGATATTTCATCTTATAAAGTCAGACAAGACACATTAAATAGAGAGATCGAAAAACCTCTGAGAAATGGAGTTCTACAGATTTTTGCCATGGAAAGAGTATTAGTTCCTACTGGAATAATATTAGATATTCCAGCGGGATATTCGGTGAGACTTCATTCACGTTCAGGTTTAGCATATAAAGAAGGATTATATCTAACTAATTGTGAAGGGATCATTGATTTTGACTATGTTGAACCAGTTTTTGTCATGATGACTAACATATCACAGTCTCCAAAGAGTATAAATAATGGAGATAGAATATGTCAAGCTGAATTGGTAGAAATGATTCAATATGATTTTAGGGAGATCAAAAGCAAACCAACTCAAAAAACTGATAGAGTTGGTGGTTTGGGATCTACTGGTAACTAAAAACACAAATAGGAGTTTATCTTATGTTAGACCAAGCAATAGGCTGGATTCGCAGTCTTACAGAAGCTGGCCTTGCGTTAATCGCATTAGGCGTGGTTCTTCAAATTCTTTTCGGAGCAGCTGTACCATTTATCGGCCTTGATGTCGTTGGTTCAGTTGTAGGCTTAGTTAAAGAACTAGGTGCTGAAGGGCTTGTAGGTTTAGCGGCAATTTGGGTACTTTGGGGAATTTATTCCAAGAAGTAGTCAACCTGCTTGACAAACCATATAAATATGGTATAATGTAATAAAGGGTGATAAGAGATTGTTACCCTTTATTATAAATAGTTTTTTATTATGGAATATAAATAGTGATGAAAACAAAATACAAATTATTAGTGGAAGCAGGTAGTTATTCTGAAGATTCACTAATAAAACTGATTTGGATAGTTTTCAAACATAGATGTCAACATTTTCTCAGAGGAGAAGGTTGGCGTGATTGAGGTGCATCATGGTGATGACCTCTAACAACCTACTGCTGTGTGCTACAGGGTAGGATTTTATTAACCTTGCTTGTATAAGGAGGCAATTATGTTACATTTAGCACGACACTCTGCGTTTACACCCCAAGACCTTCAAAAGATGATGGGATTCTCTGTAGGATTCGATTCCATCTTTGATCGTTTTTTTGATATGGACCTTACCCGCGATTCGGGGTATCCACCATATAACATTCGGAAAGATAGCGAACTTACATATTCTATTGAGGTTGCCCTTGCGGGATTCTCAAAAGAGGATATTGAAGTTGAAGTAACGGATGGTACTCTAACAATCCGCTCAATTCCAGAAGACAGAACGGCTGTTGATAAAGCTGATGAATCTTTTGTTCATAAAGGTATCGCTAAGCGGTCCTTTCTTCGCTCGTTTACGCTTTCTGATGATATCATTGTAAAGGGTGCGGACCTCAAGGATGGTATGTTAATTATCAACCTTGAAAAAGTGATTCCCGAAGAAAAGAAGCCACGGCTGATTCAAATCGGATCTTAATTATGACGCAGGGGCTCTAGGTTGGGTGGGAATCCGCTTGAGCCCCGACCCACATTCTTGGAGAAATATATGGCAGAAGAAGAAAAATCTGAAGAAACTTTTAAAGTAGATACTGGTGATGATAAAACTATAGAACTCGTAGAAGATTCTGACACATCTGAAGAAACTTTTAAAGTAGATACTGAAAAAGATGATGATAAAATAGTACTTGATACTTCAACTGGTAAGGGAATGGAAAATGTAGAAATTCCTAACAGTATGAAAGCACCAATATTTGAAGGTGGAAAAAAAGTTAAAATTTTTATGAATGAACAGTATGGATTTCCTCATGGTATTCAAATCACCGCAGCTATTGCAAATCATAAACCACAACTCGTAGGTAAACCATCAGATGTTGAGAGACATTCAATTCCAGATAATGATATTGTAATTGAGATTGGTGGTGAAATTGTTTTCAAAGCTTCTGAAGATGGTTTTCCAGATACACAAAGAGGACCCGAATGGGTTACTGAAATTTTAAGTAAAAAGATTGAAACTGAAAAAGAGAAAGTTGAACCAGAAATTTTGAACTGATTTTTCTGTGTGCGCTGCTTCTCCCTTTACCTATTCAACATAGGTATATATAATAATTGAAATCTCTAGAAGGAGTATATAATGATACCACTCGCTGGAATGTTATTCAACGTAGTTGCTGGATTGGTAGTTGACAAAGCTCAAGACCTAGCATCTGAACACGTTGAGAAAATGATTGATGATATTCTTCCAGATAAAGCTAAGAAAGAATTAGATAAAATTGTAAAGGAAGACCCCACTCACACTTTCGAGAATGCAAAAGATGCATTAATAGGAGCTGTAGAGGGTAAACTTCCTATCAATTTAAAAGATGGAAAAGTTTTACCAATTGAATTAACAATTAAAGTTAAATATGATCCAACTACTGGATCAATTGAAGTAAATCAGGCCTAGGAGAAAATTAT